TTAAAATTTAAAAATAGGGGCACATTATTATGTACCCCTATTGAATTAAGTATTAATCTTGAAATAAGAAGAAGTTGTTTGCACCTAAAGTACATACAGCTCTTTCACTCAAGAAGTTTACTTGCATGTTATCCACATCACTTGTCGCAGCACCACCAGCAGAACCAGTAATCCACGTTTTGTAACGTCTGTCTTCAGTTTCTGAAGCTCTATATCTAACATGTAAGAAAGGTCTTTTAGCGTTTTTACCAAGAATTTGGTCGTAAACACTTGTAGAACCAGCTGGAACTAATAGTCCATTGATTTTACCAGAACCTGCACCTGATGGTAAACCACCTCTCATTGTAGGGTCGTTTAAGTATTTCCAATCAGTTTTGTAGAAGTCATAACCTCTTCTAAATCCAGAGAATCCTAGATTTAAAGCCATTTCTTCGTCATTGTCAAATAGACCGTAAGAAGTACCACCCGCTCCATAAGAGTTTTGAGCAGCTAACATGTCGTCCATATCAAAAATGAATTGTCTGTTTGCGAAAATTACATTTTCTTCTATAGCTCCCTGCTTGTCTAATCTACTAATAATAGAGTCAAAATCTGCTAAAGTAGTTGGGTTACCACCATCCCAGATGTTTCCTCTTTGCGTAACTGCGTAGAAAATTCCATCAGAACCAGCACCTGGGTCTGCTGCCCCACCAGCGCTACCTAAGATAGCAGCTGCACCTGAGTTTTGCTCAGCTGGCACAGTTTCAATCATTGCTGTTTCTAAATAATCATCAAATCTAAGTCTTGTTTCGTGCTCAGATTTTAAATACCAAAGGTATCCTGTAGCTCCATCTTCAGTAGTAATTTCTACCCATCCAATTTGAGCCATATCAGAACCAGATACATTGTAAGTATCTTTAATGATAATAGGCTTGTTGTCAAAAATGAAGTCATTAGCTTCTAATGAACCTGTCATTCCTGCTGTACCTTTTTTAAATTCTGAACCGTAAATGAATACAGTAACATCTGCGTTACCTACCCCTGTTCCTGCTGTAACTAAACCACCTGCTTCGTAAAAGTCAGCTGTGAACTGTCCTCTACCACCAGCGGCATTATTTACTGCACTAACTACTGCTTTGTTTGAACCAGAGCCATCATTTTGAACAACCATAATTGTTTGTCCTACTCTAATAACCTGCTCAGCAGCAGCTGGGTCTAATACATCATTTACTTGAAAAGTTGCTTGGTCAGCATTAACCAAAGCACCACTTCCCACACTTGTATATTTTGTGTGTAATCTACCTTGCTCTGCCCATTTAATAAGGTCAGAGTTCGTAGGCATCTCTGCACCTACCATTCTTAAGAATGAAGATATAGTTCTATTTCCATATCTCTCAAACTCTTTCTCGTAAGTGTCAGGTAAGTATTGATTTAACCAATCGAAATCCGCATTAGTTAAATAATTTTGAGCTGTCGGAGTTCTTTCTGAACTCGGTGTCAACGCATACGTTGGCGTTGCTTTCACTTGTCCTGCCATGATTTTATATTTATTTTAAAATTATTATTAAGTTTTCTTTATACTCTTTATTTTCAATCCTCGGCTTGAAGGCTGAGAGACTGATTTAACTTGAAAACCTGATTTTACAGAAACCTCTGGAGCATTACGTTGAGTCATATTGACGTTTTTAGTTTTACGTATTACTTCATCGGTTGCCTGCGACTTGCCTTGTTCATAAAAGAACTGAGCAAATTTTTCAGGATTCATTGCGAGAGCTAAAGCCTTGTGGTAACCTTCTGCATCTTTAATAAAACCATTGTTATCCAAATATTTATTAATTAAATTTAAAGGAGTTGCGTTAGTTTTTTTAATTTCCGCAGCTGTACCGGGGGAATAAACCATCTCATCTTCTCCTATTTTGAATTTAAAACCTTTAAACTCAGGAGTGAATAATTCGTCGCTTTTTTTGACAAACCATTCTCTTTTTTGAGCTGCTTGTTCCTGTTGGATTTTAGCATTCTCTAAATATTGCCTATACTCAATAAGTTCTTCGTTATTAGCAGTGGCAGAACTTTCTCTTGACTCAAGAGGCTGTTTGTATTGTTCCTGCTGTTGTTTTAAAAACTTTCTTGCCTTAGCAATCTCTTTTTTCTTTGCTAGCTTTATTTTTTTTATCTCCGCTGGTTCATGTACTTCTTCATCAAAAGTAAACTCCTCCATCAAAGAATCAATATCATCAGAGTCTAAACCTTCTTCGGTTATTGTTAAATACTCTCTAAGCAAAGCGTCTGGCGAATAGTCTGAATAATCTTGCTGTAAACGAGCGTAATCATTCATTCCTCTTCCAGTTTCTTGTTTATATTTTAGGTATGCCGCAACGTCTTCAGGCAAATCTTCCGCCTCCTCACGTTTGCTAATTAACTCATCCATTGAGTTAACTTCCTTGCCATACCTTTTTTCAATAAATGAAAGAACATCTTCTTCATTAACCTCTGGTGGCTGCGTAAGCGTCGGAGGCTCTTCTTCAACTGGAGGCGTTTCGGCCTCTTCTTTTATTTCTTCTTGTACTCCCTCCTCTTCTTTTATCTCTTCCTGCACATCTTCCTGTACTTTTTCTTCCTCTTTTACTTGTTCAGCCTCAACTGGCTGTTCATTAGCTTCTTGTTTTTGCTCATGCTTATCAAGAAGTTCTTGTTCTATTTGCTGAGTAGATTTTTCTTCTATATCAGTTACTTCTCTTACTTTTATTTCCATTTGATTTAATTTAATTTATTTTGCAAAGTTACGTAAAATATAAACACACTATCTAGGCTCAAATTCAGCTAAGTCAAACCCATCTAAAGAATCTTCGTTAGACTCAAAGTTTTTAGGAGGTAAATTGTTTTTACGCTGATTTATTAACTCAGATTGTTGTGTATTTTGTTGGCTTATCCTGTCGCTTTTAGCTTGTTCTTTTTCATTCTCTCTATCACTTATTTGCGCCTGGGTCATTCCTTGTAGATGTAAATTATACTGAAACTCTTGCTCCATTAATTGAGATTTTAACACGGCTTCTGTCTTTTGTTTTTCAATCTCAAAAGCAATATCCGCCTGTCTATACTTCATTTTAGCTTGAGTTTCCATTTCTATTTTTTGTGCAGCTACCTGCGCAGCCATTTGCTGTGACTGTAATTGTTGTTGAGATATTACAGCTTGCTTTTGTAGTTCTCTTTTTTCGTCAGCCTCTTCTTTAGCTTTTCGTTTAACTTTCAATAATTGATTAGCTAGTTTAAGATTTTTTATCTCTCTAATATCTATAGCATCTTCTAAATTAATATCGCCTTTAGATAAAGCCATTTGTATGTTTTGTTCAAGCATAGCTTTTTGCTCTTCATCTGGAGATAACTCAATAAAGATTCCAAAGTCATAAATATATAATTCCGCAATATCCCCTAGTATACTTACATTATATTTTCCAATTTTATTTATAAAATCTTCTTTAAAATCCGAGTATTCTAATATATCCGCCACTCTATAAGTTAACGCTTCTGCTAAGGTTCTATATATATAAAGACTTCCATCTAATATATGACGGGTAGCGGTATTAGAGCTTAACGCAGCTAGTTTTTGAACACCTACCAAGGCATCTGAATTTGCTATAGTACCATCTCTCGCTTCATTTAAGCCTGTTACAGCTCGAATCATATCTAAGTAGTGGTTAAGGTTTGCTATAAGCATTTGTGCCTTAGAAGCTCCTGAATTGCTTGTGAGTTGTTGTATAGGAACTTTACCTTGGTTATAATCCCCTTCTTGTGTATAACTTCTACCAATTACACTACCAGTTTGGAAATATAATCTTAATGCGTCTTGCGGATTATAGGCTGCCCCTGTTCCTAAGTCTACTTCGTTTAAACCATCTGCATCAATATATACTCCATCTGGAACAGTTCTAGCTATTACTTGTTGAAGTTTTAAATGAGTCATTTGGATTAAGTCAGCATAAGGAATCATTCTTCTTACTAAAGACTCCACTACACCTTTGTACATTCGAGGTGCAACTGCCACATAGTTTGGTATTGCATGCTGAGAAGCTGACTTAGGTCTTACCATATTTTTAGCAAGCTCCCACTTAAGTATAATGTTAGTCCCCATTACCATCACCCCTTCATACCACACATCTATTGTTTTTTCAATTTTTTCAAAATTTCCTTCTTCCATCATTTCTTCTGGAGGATTAAACCCATCATCTTTTTCTATCATCTTTATGTTTCCGTTATCGGAAACTTTCTTTTTGTAAACTATTTTTTTAGTTGTCTTGTAATTAAAATACATTAACGTACATGTGTCTCTGTAAAAAATATCATTTTCATAAAACTGTGCTACATTAAAATAGTTAAACCAAGTTTGGCTGTACTTTGATATTTTATCTAAATCTTCTCTGGTTAATGTAGGGTCTATTTTATTAAGCTCTGTAATTGGAACAGTTTTAATTTCACCCCAATAAAAACAATCTTTAAAGTGAGGGTCTTCTGTATAGCTATATACAATATTTGCTGGGTCAACATAAGATATATCTACTCCTGCGCCTGGTAAAAATTCATGTTTGGCTACTGCCATTCCTGTTACCATTATATCGTAATCTAACCTTTTACGTATATCATCATAATGATTTTCGGCAAACATAGTATCAATAGCTTCTTCTTCCGCAATTTCAATAGCAGGCTTGTAGTTTAAGTTCATATAAAGACTTAGCTCTTCATCGCTTGCAGGTAATTCATCTGGATTCATAATAAAAGGGTCAAACCCTGTAC